AGTCTAACTAACAGTCCAAGGAGGACTTCAAAGTGACTATTACAGCCACCAATACCGCCAGTCTTGACATCGTCATTGCTGGTTACGAAAAGCTAGCCTACTTCTCACTACGCCCAGAACTATTCTTCGACAGCGTATGTGAAGTTGGCACAACCGATCTAACATCCCCAGGTGTAGACGTTAAGTTCACAATCTTCAACGAACTTGCTGCTGCTACCTCCGCTCTAGGTGAAACAACCGACGTTACTCCAGTAACAATCGATGATTCACAGGTAACTGTAACTTTGGCTGAATACGGTAACGCCGTTCAGACTTCTGCCAAGTTGCGCGCTACAGCTTTTATGGCTGTAAATCCAGTAGTTGCTAACGTACTTGGCTTCAACGCTGGTATCTCAATCGACAGCATTGCTCGCAACGCTGCTCAGGCTGGTTCCAACGTTCGTTACTCAGGTGGCGACGGAGACCGCAATGACGTAGACGTAGCAGATACCTTAGTTGGTAACGATGTACGTCGCGCAGTTGCAGAACTTCGTTCCGCTAACGTTGCAACATACAACGGCCTATACAAGGGCATCATCCACCCAGACGTAAGCTACGACTTCCGTGGCGCTACCGGTGGTACAAACTGGTCAGATCCTGCTGTTTACAGCGATCCATCCGGTATCTACAACGGTGTAATTGGTTCATTCCAGGGCGTACAGTTCATGGAATCACCACGCGCACCATTGTTCGCTAACGCTGGTAACGGTGAAAACGGAACCGGAACTATCGACGTTTACGGAACACTTATCATGGGCCGCCAGGCACTTGCTAAGGCATACTCAACTGGTGGTGGCTACTCAGCTAACCCAGCAATGGTTGATGTTCCTGTAACTGACGCACTTCGTCGTTTCGAAGGCATGGGTTGGAAGCACCTAGTTGGCTACAGCGTATTCCGCCAAGCCGCACTTCGTCGCATCGAATCTGCATCCTCAATCGGCACTAACGCCTAGTTGAGAACGGGGGGAGGGTTTCGGCTCTCCCCCCACACTCTTATCCACAACTTTTAGAAAAGAGAAGATCATGGCAAAAGGCGACAAGCAAGACGTAATGCGCGCTAAGAAACTCGTTAAGAGTGGAGCTGGAGATCCAAAAGCCCCGTTGGTAAGAGGGGCAAGCGGAAAGTACAGTTCTAAAGATATTCTTAATCAGGCTTCAAAAAAAGCGCCAAAAAGCGTGTCGGCTACCAAGCCATCAGTCGCTTCCAAGGCTAACGCCAAGAACAAGATGAAGGCTCAAGGCGCAAAGATTGGCAGTTCAGCAACATCAGGCTACGGCAAGAAGGGCAAGAAGTAATTATGCCAAAAGTAGGAAAAAAAGAATTCCCTTACACCGCTAAAGGTATGGCCATGGCTAAGACTGCTGCGAAGAAGTCTGGCAAGAAGATGGTTACAAAGAAAGCGAAGAAGAAGTAATCATGGCTGACAAAAAGAACGAACTAGAAAAGTTAAGAGAAAACTTTGAAGGATCCGCTGCACAGCGCGCTGGCCTTACTTTCAACGACTATGTAAAACTTGTACAAGCAACACCCGCTAAGACCGCAACTCCAAAGGTAACCAAGTCACGCGGTAGCAATACTCCTAAACAAGTTGGGGACATGAACCAACGTGAAGGCTATAATGCCGTGCGCGGTCAGTCAGGTAAGACTGCTTCTGGCAAGACTGTTTACGCCTCCAAAATGAGCAAAGCTGGAGCCAAAAAAAGCAAGGGCGCTATGACTGCATACAAGCAACAGCGCGCTGGCGGAAAAGGAAAATAACATGGCAATGAAACCAAAGGCAAAGCCAAAGGCAAAGCCAAAGACAAATGTAAGCAAAGACTACATGAAGCCAGTTGGCGGAACCAAGCAAGAAGGTTACAAGGCTCCAGGTTCAGTTCTTAATTGGAATGACCAGAAGAGTGGAACACAACGTAACTGGCGCGCCAAAACAGGAGAAAGTGCCTCAAAGAAAATGAGCATTCTTGGTGCTCTAACTGCTGAAGGAATTACTGCTGGAACAAAATACTTAAAGACTGGTATTAATCCAACTGCCATGAAAGCAACTGCTGGAAATCCTAAGCCAACTAAGGCGCAAGTTGAAACAGCAAAGAAGAAGGCTGCTACTAAAGCTAAGAACAAGACAATGGAAACTCAGGCGCAAAAAAAGAAGAACACTAAACCAGCTAAAGGTTCCACTAAAGGTTCAGGCATCAATAGCAAGCCAGCGTCAAAACCAACAACGGGCGTTTACAAAAGAGGTAACCCTTAAGTCATGGCAGCTAAGAAAGACTCACGTTTAACACGTGCCGGTGTTTCTGGCTACAACAAGCCGAAGCGTACACCGAGTCACCCTAAGAAGTCGCACGTCGTTGTGGCTAAAGAGGGTGGCAAAGTGAAGACAATTCGCTTTGGTCAGCAAGGCGTTACTGGCGATAAGAAGCCAACAGCGCGTCAAAAGTCATTTAAGGCTCGCCACGCTAAGAACATTGCTAAAGGCAAGATGAGCGCAGCGTACTGGGCTAATAAGGAGAAATGGTGAAGAAACAAGTATGGGATAAGCCAAGTCCTAAAATAAAGTCCAAGGCGCTAACGCCGAAGCAGAAGGCTAGCGCTAAAGCCCGCGCTAAGAAGGCTGGACGACCATACCCAAATCTTATTGACAACATGGCTGCTGCTCGAAAGAAGAAGAAGTAGTGGCTACATTCGAACCACCTATCGGTGCTTACAACTCACCGGTCTACCCATGGGCTAAAGAAGAAGCGCCGTTTCGGTATTTCCGTGGCACTCCCAAGGGCAAGAATCTTTATGTAAAGCCAGACGGCACTGTGGTTGAAAACCATGACCCAGGCAACGCTATTTACATCTATCTCGGTGGACACGTTTACACCGATCTCAGCGCTACAGAAGTTTCCATTTTGCAGGCAGCTGGTTATACGGTAGATGTATGACGATACATCAAAGAGAAGTGCATCCAGAGTTTGTTGCGGGGTGCTTTATGTGCAAGGTTTCCTCAGTTCAACTTAATGCTGGCGCTGTAAATAGCAACCCTAAGTTCCAAGAGGTTGAGGCTCGCGAAAAGCGCTGGGACAGGGACATGCCAGCCTATAAGCGCCTCAGAGACCAGGGTTACCAACCAAAGGGTATCGACGGTGCTGCTGCCCTAGAACGGGACGCTACGACCCAGTTTGAGATCGAGAGCGGCACTGCATACAGGGGTCAAGGCAAAAAGGTTCAAGAAGCGGTAAACTTTGTAGAGGACATAACGGGAAGATCAGCGCTTGCGCCTGTAACCGCTCCCAAGGCTCAGGAGGCTAACGCATGACCAACGCACAAGACTGGATTGAGGGAACTCGATTCCGGCTCATGTCTGGGCATCAGGAGCAATTAAACCGCTTAAACTCTGGCTATGTCGCTGGATCTGGAACTATGTCCTTTGATTTTGACATTGCTGGTATCCGTCCAGGAACTATTCTTAGCGTAGGAACTTCCACTTTCTACGTATGGGAAGTAAGTACAACTCTTAATACTGCCGTAGTTCAGGCTTCATGGGATGGAACTACAGATCAAGATTGGCCAACAGGGACTGTTGTTCGTGTGGCTCCACGTTTTACAGATGCTCAAATCTTGCGCGCTTTGAATGAAGACATTAACGATTTATCTTCTCCTGCCAGTGGGTTATTCCAAATTGGTACAACTGAACTTGTCTATGACTCAGCTTTAGTTGGCTACGACTTATCCCTAGCGCCGAACATGATTTCCCCTATTGAACTTCGCGTAGAGAACCCAGGCAGTTTCAAGGAATGGACTCGTATTCCAAGTTTCAAGTTCCGCGTAGTTAAGGGCGCTCCAACTGGTCAAGAAGGATTTGAGTCTGGAATGGCTTTATTCCTGTATGACACTTGGGCTGGCGCTACTGGTGATCGCTTGCATTTAACTTACCGCAAGGGATTTAACCAACTATCAAACTCATTCTCAACTAAGATTGCCACTGGACTTCCATCTAGCGCGTGGGACATTCCTCCTATTGGCGCTGCTATTTCCCTTATGGCTGGTCGCGAAATCAAGCGTTCGTTCGTAGAGGCACAAGGAGATTCCCGTCGTGCTACTGAAGTTTCTGCTGGCGCTTCTACACAATCCGTAAATGCGTTGCGATTGTTACGTCAACAACGCATCACCGCTGAGGCGCAAAGGTTGGATGGTTTTTACCCGATCATTAAGGATGCGTAATGGTTTACGCTAATTATGGTCTAAGCCTAGGCGCTTACTTTGGTGCTGCGCTAAATACTTCAGAATCAATATCTACTGATCTTGTACCATCAATCTTTCCTATTGCCATTGATGGAAAGCCTTACAACCTAGACCTAAACAACCCTATGGGTGGAAATCTTTACCGTCGTGATTCAGTTGCGTTGCTTCGTACTCAGGCAGACAGCGCTAGAACTGCTGGCGAATCTTCGGTATCTCCTGAAATCTTTTGGCGTAGATCTTTTGACTCTTGGCATGCAGGTGCTGGACAGACTCACGCAGACCGCGAAACTTCTAATCCTTACCGCTTCCGCGCTTCTAAAGGAATGAATGTTTGGGATAAAGGTGAACTTAAAGCTCTTAATGATGTTGAAGCAAAAAACATTTCTACAGCAACTATTACCGCCGCTACTCGTGATGGAACAACAATTACTTATACGGCTATAAATAATTTTTACAATGGTCAAATCGTAACTATAACTGGAGTAATTTCTACTGGAAATACTGGTGGAACTGCCGGTTCTGGATTTAACCTAACAAACGCTACTGTCGCCACTGCTTCTGCTACACAATTTACTGTAACTAATGCTTTGTCAGATACTTACACTTCTGGTGGTGTTGCTACTTCCGCCAATAACAACGCAGTTGGTGATGCAAACATTGGCTTAGTAGTCGCCGGTTCACGACTGTATTGGTACAACGGCAATACAACTCGTTACACTTCTGGAACTAATGCTGGTGCTTGGGCTTGGACTACAGTTACTGGAACTCCTGCTAATGCGCCTGCTGGAATTGCATCAGACGGTAAGAATGTCTGGATAGCGCACACTGACGCTATTTGGAAGACAGATACTTCTTCTACGGCTGCAACTACATTTGCTAATCCACCCGCAGGAACTTGGACTGGAATTTGGTTTAACAAAGGAAAACTATTTGGATCTACTAGCGATGGTAAAGTCCATACTATTTCTGGCGCTGGAACTGTAACCAATGTTATTGATAGAAGCACTCTTGGGTTTACCTGGACTAGCGCTACTGGCGTTGGTGGCTACCATTATTTTGCTGGATACAACGGAGATAAGTCAATAATCTTTAAGGTAACTCTTACCGCAGAAGGAACCGCACTCGGCGCTGGAATTGTTGCTGGCGAACTTCCAGACGATGAAAAAGTTTTACATCTAGATGCTTACCTTGGTTACTTGATTATTGGAACTAATAAGGGTGTTCGTTTTGCTAACACTGATGCCAATGGATACATCACTATCGGCGGGCTTATCCAAACTAACCAACCTGTTTACTGCTCTGAAGGACAAGATCGCTTTGTGTGGTTTGGTTGGGGTAATTATGATGCAGTATCTAGCGGCCTTGGTCGCATGGATCTTGCTGAGTTTACTTCAACTCTAACGCCTGCATACGCATCGGATCTTATGGCTGGAAAGCCAGCGCTTAGAACGTCTGCGACGACTCCAACAGCTGCTGATCCTATTCTTGGTGATGTTTTATCTGTAGTTACTTACGACAACAAGCGCGTGTTTGCAGTTAAAGCAAAAGGTATCTTTACTGAAACTACTACCAAGGTTCCACTAGCCAATTTAGATACTGGTTTGATTTCCCATGGAATTATTGACAATAAGTACGCAGCGTTCTTAGATGCCCGTCTTGAACCATTGGCTTCTGACAATGTTCTTAAACTTGCACACGCTTCTGATTCAGAAGGCTTTGCTACTTCTGGCGCTATTACCACAACCGGAGCCACTTATACTGGAGAATTTTTCCTAGGTCATACCGGTAGAAACTTTGAAGTTCGTGTTGTTTTTGGTGACATTGTTCCCTCTACCCTTGTTGGTGCAAACGTAACTTGTACTGGATTTATGCTTCGTTCATACCCAGCACCTAAGCGCGTCAGTAAATTCTCAGTTCCAGTAATGCTTTTTGACTCAATCAATGTGGCTGATCGTGACTGGGCTGGCAATCCTGGCGCAGATTTTGAATTTTTGAGCAATTTACACAAGCGCCAATTACCTTTCTCCTTTCAAGAAGGCGAAGTTTCGTATACAGTTGTAATGGACGATTATCAATGGCTTCCTGAAAAGCGCTCAAATGTAAGTGGTTTTCAAGGTACATTCGTTGCCGTTCTTCGAGAGATTCTGTGAGGTTCTAAATGGCTCGTCGTGAGTATAAAGCTGGTCGTCCTACTACACTTACTGGTGGTGGTTTGGCCATTGGTGGAACTTCTTTTACCATTGCTAGTGATACAAACTGGCCTACTGGCGCAGACTACCCTTTCTGGGTAACTATTGACGGTGGCGAATCAAACGAAGAACGCATTTTATGCTCCGCTCGATCTGGAACATCGGTTACTGTTGCCGCTAGTGGTCGTGGAAAAGAAAGCACCACTGAAAGCAACCACGCTAGTGGCGCTAGTGTTTGGCCTTCATGGTCTGCTACAGATGCTGATGAAGCTAATGCTCACATTGAATCAACTGGTTATGCTTCACATTCAAGAAGTGTTCACGGCATCGCATCGGGAGAAGGTGTTGTAGTTGGCACCTTAAAAACTCAAGAATTAACTAACAAGACATTAACTTCGCCAAAAATAAATGAAAATGTTGTTCTTACTGCAACGGCTACGGAACTTAACTATGTTGATGGTGTTACATCTGCAATTCAGACACAGTTAAATACTACTAATACAGCCGTAACAACCAATACTCCGGTTGGTTCTATGACAATGTTTGGTGGTTCTTCCGCTCCAACTGGTTGGTTAATGTGTGACGGTACTGCAGTAAGCAGAACAACATATGCTTCACTGTTTGCAGTTATTGGTACTGCCTATGGTGCTGGTGATACAACCACTACATTCAATGTTCCAGACCTACTTGGTCGTGTGCCTATGGGTGCTGGCACTGGTACTGGTTTAACTGCTCGGACTCTTGGCGCAGAACTTGGCTCTGAATCTACAACTCTTACATCAAGCCACATTCCAGAACACAACCATACTTACAACATTAGTCACGACCACGCTGCATTTAATACTACTGGTGGCGAAGGCGCTCACACTCACGATATTAAAACTCGTAAGGTTACAACATCTTCGCATGACCACGATAATTCTGATGCCAATGTTGGTCCATCAACTGCTGCAGGTTCAGGTGCATTTGGAGGAACTACTCAAAATGATGCTGCGTTGAGTGCAGGCGCGCACAATCACTCTGTTAATGTTCCAAATTACAGTGTTGCTAATTCAACATCTGGTAACTACGGAACTGCATCACCAACTGCTGTAACCGCAGTACAACCATCCACTGTAGTTAACTTCATCATTAAAACGTAATGAACATCCTAAACGTAGCTGGGCAGGCTTCTCAGGTAATTGGATTTATACTTTTACTTGTAACCGCTCTTGCTGGATTAGGTAGGTTTTTTATTTTTAACCCGTTGCGTAGAGAAATTAAAGAAGCGACACGCCCAATTCACCCCTCTAGTAATGGCGGCCTAAGTCTCCCAGATGTAGCGCGGAAACTGGATAAATTGGAAGCCCGACAAGATCACACTGATTCGCAACTAGATTTAGTTATTTCATTACTGCGTAAATAGCGCTTTCTGTATTAGGGTGTTTATGACATTCCAATACTGGAGGTGATGAATGTCTCTTATAGATAAGTTGCAAGACGTTAAACCAGTTAAATCTGGCAAGGGTTGCCTGATGTGCAAAGTCCTTGAGTCTCTACCCGAAGAAGAACGCAATGCTCTAAATGATGCAATGTCCGTTCCTACCGATTCTATAAACCGCATTACTGATCGCCAACTAGCTGAGATTCTGCGCAGTGAAGGGTACGATCTTTCCCTAAATTCGGTGTACCGACACCGACAAAACCACATGGATACTAAATGAGCCTTGAAGATAAGTTAAATAACATTGACCTAGAAAAACAAGAAAAACCTCGCGCTGAGATCGGACTAGATGGCGGTGAGTTTACTACCGGACCATTGACCGAACCTATCGGTGAAGACTGGTCGCCAATCCTGAAATCCTTTGGACTAGATCCTGACGTATTTGAGGTTGAAGGTGACAAGGTACGCATGTCCAAGTGGCAACAGTCAAAGCGCCTAGAGAATGGTGACCGCGATACAGTCTGGATGTACAGCTACAAGGCGATCTTTAAGAGGCGTACCGAAGCGAGCATAAGCAAGGACGAGTTCGACGCTCTACGGGCTTCTGTGGAGCGCTGGAAGCCAATCAGGAAGACACTAGGAACTGGACTTGGAGAACCATCATCATTCGTGGTGCATTGGGCAGACTGGCAACTTGGCAAGAGCGGTGTTACTGAAACCGTAGACCGCGTGTACGAGTCTTTCGAGAAGACCGAGAAGCGCATCAAAGAACTTAAAAAGATGGGTCGCAACATTGAGGGATTAGTTATCTCAAACATGGGTGATCCAACTGAAGGTTGCGATGGCAACTATTCTTCTCAGCTATTTACAGTTGAACTAACTCAGCGCGAACAATTACTTCTAGCGCTGGATCTGTGGACTACCGGCATTAAGACACTATCGCCGTTAGCGGATCACACTACATTTCTATCGGTGCTATCAAACCACGGCGAATGGATGCGTCGCGGGGGTAAGCAAGTAACGTCAGACTCCGACAGCGCTGATGGATTCTTGGCTAATACTTTGGAACGTATCTTTGCTGACACCGATCACGTAGATCGCTGGGTTATTCCTCACGACGAAATGAGTATGCAGTACGACATTTCTGGTGTGCCTTGCGCGTTTACTCATGGTCACACGATCAAGGGCAAGGAAGTGGATTGGTTGCGCGGTCAGTCAATTCGTTTGTTGCGGGACTACGGCGTAGAGCCTCGCCTATGGTTTACAGCGCATAAGCATCACGTTAAGGGTGAAGACATGGGACCTTGGTGGCGCTGGCAGTGTCCGTCGCTTGATGGCGGGTCCAAGTGGTATCTCGACATGGCTGGGGTATGGTCAACTCCTGGAACTTTGACTATGCTGGTCGGACAGCACGACAAGCGCTTCTGGTCGGACATGGAAGTTGTATAGGAGATGGAATGTACGAGAAAGCTGCTAACACTTTAGAAACAGCAAACGAACTTATTACTGGAGCAAGACAAGAGATTTACGGAGATGCAACTGAGACCGCTCGCCGTATTGGAATGGCATGGGCTTCCATCATCGGGATTGGAGAACCCATACCGCCGTTCCAGGTACAAGCTATGATGGCTGCACTGAAACTGGTAAGAGCAAGTATCGACCCATCGCATGAAGATTCTTGGATTGATGCGGTGGCGTACACAGCGCTTGCAAATGATTCAGTACACCTATAGGGTCAGTACCATAGAAAGCCTCAGAAGCCGTAGGGGAAGACGGTCTCTGGGGCTTTTTTATTTGCGTGGTAAAATTAGGACATGCCTAGCAAAGTAATTAAAATCGCCAAACTTATGGTCGCCCTTATTATTGTGGAAATTGGCGCTGTTGTCGCCGTTGGATCTATCGCCGGAATTGAGCCGTTAAAGGCTGCGCTTCTTGCTGCTGGCACTGCTGTACTCAGCGTTTCCGCTGCCCTTGCCCTTGGATTTATTAAAGACGGAAAACTAGATGATGAAGAAATTCAAGCTGTGTTTACCGAGATCGCTAAGAAAAAGGAAAAGAAGTAATGGGTTCACCAATCGCAGGCAAGACTCCAAGTACAAAATATAAGCAGGTTGGCCGTCATTGGAGCCGTGGCTACCACACAGGAGTGGACTACGCAGTTCCAACTGGTACAGATGTTTTGGCAGTTGCTGATGGCAAAATTGAAAACGCATCCTGGGGGGCCGCATATGGTACCCAGTTGGTCCAAAAAGTTGATGGCGGTTGGTTCATCTACGCTCATCTTTCAAAGGCGCTTGTGAAGCCAGGCGATAAAATTTCCGAGGGACAGGTAATCGCAAAATCTGGGAATACAGGTAACTCCACAGGTCCCCATCTTCACGCAGAATATCGCTCTGCGTTGCGTTGGAGCGCTGGCAAAGATCTAGATCCAGCAAAATTTATCGGCACTAAGAAGGCATCAGTTACCAAGAAGGTAGTTGCCAAGGTTGCTGCTCCTGTCGTAAAGAAGAAGTAATGTCTACGCTTTGGAAGGTAGATTCAGGCAAAGCCAAGCAATCTATCCCACCTAAAACTTGGACTTACGTAAAGTTTGAAGGCAAAGAAGTATTCACTGTTCCTGAAAAAGGTGTATGGGAATGGACTGTTGTACTGCGCGTTGAGTATCCAAAAGATGCTGGCAATGTTCTTCGTGGTCGCCTATGCCGTTATCCAAATACAAAGCAACTAGATGAGACTGGTCACGACGACAAGAATACATCTGGCTGGAGTGGGCAAACTTATCATTCACATTGGACACACACCATTAGTTGCGATCCTAAAATGCCTATTGGTTTTTGGGTATGGCACGATGGAAAGTCACCAATAGTTCTAGATGGTCGGCAGATAAAAGCTAAAAAGGCTTAAACATTGATACGGGTTATTACCTGTGCTATGTCTTTCTTATTGGCGTTTAGCACACAAGCAATTGCCAGCGATCCTTACGTCGTTCAAACAGCAAAAAATTCTGGTCTTCAAAAGTCTGTAAAAGATCAAAAAGTTACTGGAAAATGGCAAAACTTTGGTGGGCTAAAGCCATTTAAGTTAAACGGAGAGCGCACTTTGTTTTTTGCTCAACTTCACCTTAACTGCAGTAAGAGACCGAAGTATGTAAAGATACGACTATCTCGGATTAAGTCAGGTAAAGACGACACCACTGGTACAACTACTTGGTCATTTACTGGAAAAACTACAAAAGACTGGCAAGGTTCTCTTTGGTGGGAATCTAAAACTGAATACCCGATAGTTGCTCAGTACAAAGTAGTCGGCGGTAAGTGTTACTCAGATCAACGACAACTGAAGTGGTGGCAACCTTAGTGAAAAAAGTATTCCGGCTTGGCATGGTTGCCTTGATGGTTGGAATCTTTGCTATGACTTCCCCAGCCTCAGCTAAAGTAATTTGTAACACTTATACATACACTGGACATGACGACAGCGCCTACCCTGCTAACCTTCCGTTCTCACTTAAGTTAGGTTTAGTCGAATACGACAACGTATTTATCACTAGCAACGGCACATTAACTTTTGGTCAACCCGATGCTAATTTTTCCTCTTATCCAAATACTCCTAGCGTTTCAGTTGCAGGTTACGACTGGGTAACTTTTGGTGAAGGCGCTTATGTATCTTTTGGTTCTACCGAGAATACTTTGTGCGTTGAATGGAGCCTGCGCCCATACCCACAATCAACTGGTGATCTCACTCAAATCCGATTAGTAATAAACAAGTACCCGTCAGGCGTATGGCATGGCGAAGTAACTACCTTCGGTTGGTTGCCAAATGATTTGCGGCGCGGTATTCGCTACGCGCAAGGAGAGCCAGTAGTTCCAATCGAAGCTGCCTTTGACGTAGGTGATGGTGGTATACCGGTTGAAGTAACACCTGCCCCAACTCCATCATCTTTCACAGATCCACCAGTAGTCCCATCTGAAACACCAACCCCATCTGAAACACCAACACCAGAGCCAAGTCCAGAACCAACGATTTTGCCTAGTCCCACAGAAATTCCAAGTCCTACGCCGACTCCAGAGCCAACTTTAGAACCAACGCCAACGCCAGAGCCAACTCCTACCCCAAGTCCGTCAGAATCGCTTACAGCGCCTCCTGAGCCAACCTTAGAACCTGTGCCAAGTTTTAGCCCTAATCCAGTCGAAAGCGTTGAACCAACGCTGGACCCAGAGCCAACGCCAATACCTGAACCTATTCAAAGCCAATCACCATCCCCTGAACCTGTACAAGAATCTGTACAAGTTTTAACTTATGAAGACTTTATAGCATCTGGTCTTGACTATTCAGATTTACCGCCAGACACACCGGTCACATTGGAGAACGGTGTCATTCTTACCGCTGAAGTTGCTGATGCTATCGAGATCTTTGATACCCCAGCTGAATTGTTATCCACAATCTTTAGCGATCCAGGAAAAGCGCTTAAAGCACTTAGACACGTAGGCGCTGACATGACCGAAGAAGAACGAGAGATTTCCCAAAATACCGTAGTTGCAGCAGTGATTGTGACTCAAGTAGCGCAAGTTAGGAGGATCAAATGATTAAGTGGATAAAGAAATACCTACGTGAAATCACAGGGGAAACCTATACCTTTGTCGGCTTACTAATAGCGTATGCAACATTAACTGGGTCAGCCCAGCTAATCACTGGCTACATTATTGTCGGTGGACTGGTTGTATGGTTACTGACCATTCCTTTGCGCGACAACGACGATTAAGCCTGTAAACTAAAACAAACCCCACTAGGGCTAGAACTAAAGTTTCCCCAAGACTTGTGGGCTAAAGAACGCCTCACTTCGGTGGGGCGTTCTGCTTTTAGTATTCTGCTGGCTTCTTAAATTGGGTTGCCTTGGAGTTCTCTGACCAGTCGTAGCTCTTTTGGTGTTTAGCCTGGACAAGGATCTGGCGCATGCGTGACTCATTGAATCCGCCTGCCTTGGCTATGACTGCTGGGCGGTGCTTCTGCTCGTATGCCTCGCACACAGCAGCAGCGCGAATCTTTGAAAGTTCTCGTACTTCTTCTTGCCGTATGCGGATTTCTTCACTCAGCGCAGCTAGGCGCTCTAGGGGATCATCTATTTGGAGGTACTCTGTAACGTTCATAGCCTTATCCTAGTGGCGACACACCCCACTACGCTAATTGACATGTCAGTGGCAACGTGTATGGTTAGACCCATGGAACCCCGTAAGGGGAAGGAGTAGAGTATGGGTAACTATCGTGTTACTACCGCAGTTAATCAATTACTAAGGGTATCTAGTCTCTTTGGTGAGATAGATCCTGATCGCGTTTCGTCCAGTGAATACAGGGCTGAAGGGCATTATTTCGAGTTAGACGAACAGCAACTGTTGTTTAACTTCATTCGCACGTTGTTCGGAGATTACGTGCTACCAAGGGTCACTGTAGAACAGTTGATCTTTGAGCTGGGAACAATAGACCGGCAAGCAGCGTTAACAGCGCTAAACATGGCCTACGGGTCAATCAACGAGGAGATGGAGATTCTTACATGAGTCTAAGAAAGAATCAGACAGACCAACTATTAAAGGGGATTAACCCTAGTCGAGTTGGTAAAGATGGTAAGGGGTTTGCTCACTTAGAAGCCTGGGATGTACGCGCTCACTTAATCCGTATTTTTGGATTTGCTAACTGGAGCGCTGAACTGGTTGACATGGAACCAATCTTTGAAACCAGCATTGAAAAAGATGGCAAGACTAGATGGACTGTTGCCTACCGCGCAACTATGCGTCTAACTATTTTTACTGGAGGAATGGAAGATGCAGTTTATACCGAAGCCGCTGTCGGTGATTCGCAGAATAATCCTAGCCGAGCTGACGCTCACGACATGGCGATCAAAACTGCTGAGAGCCAGGCTTTCAAACGGTGTGCCATCAATTTGGGCGATCAATTTGGCTTATCTCTATACAATAACGGCGGTACGGGTTCTGTCGTTCGTGCGGTGCTGGATGCTGAGGAAAGTCGAGAAGAAGAATCCATCGTTGAAGTCGTCAAAGATAAATCACCCGAGCAATCAGGCGGAGTTCCCCAGCAACTAAAGCGCGTGAACATTCTTGGTAAGCCGGTAGACGATGGAAGCGAATGAGTATGCGGAACGTTTTTGGCTTGATTTAGCAGATGCTGATGCTAAGTCTGACCGTTCCCAACAATCCGTATCAGGTTTAATCGGACCGTCAGATATGGTGTGCCGTGAACGTGCGCGCCATATCACAATCGGTACACCAATGACTGACCGTAATGCCAGCGCAGCAGCAATCATGGGAACTTTTATCCATAAGGGACTTGAGAAGTCGCGTGGGGATCTTCATCCACACCTTCTGCATGAGGTTGCTATTGAGATTGAACTTCCAAATGGTGCAGTAATGGTAGGTCATGCTGACGAAATTGATCCTCTCGAAAATTCTGTAACCGACTTTAAGACCGTCGGTGACTTGAACTATCGTAGGCGCATCGGTGTAGACATTGCACACTTACGCCAGGTTCATCTGTACGCGCTGGGATTAGTTCAGGCAGAGATCCTGCGTCCTAATCCAATTGTGCGTATCTGTTATGTAGATCGTTCTGGCGCTAACAATGTGCCGTTCGTTTACCAACAGCGCTTCGATGAGGAAATCATTGCCAGTTGCAACGACTGGGTTAGCGATGTTATCTACGCCGTAGTCAACAAGGAAGAAGCATCTAAAGACTGGCCACGTGAGATGTGCCGTCGCTTCTGCCCTTACTACTCAACTTGTCGATCCGATGAACTTACCGGTGAAGCGATTCTTGGGGAACTGGCAACCGCAGCGCATACCTATTACGAAGCCAACAAAGCTGAGTCAGAGAACAAGAAAATCAAAGAGCAGGCTCGCGTACACCTTGATGGTGTAAACGGATTCACCGAAGAAGGTGTCGCTGTTCGCTGGATTACTGTAAATAAAGACGAAGGTTCCTATGACCGCATTGAAGTCAGGAAGTTACCAGGATGGGAAAAATAATGTTTGACGAAAAGATTACCCGTTGCGCCGGATGCGGTGGATGGGTTCATTTGAAACATGACTGTGGTACTTGCAAGGTTCTAGTTAAAGCATGAGACCACGTTCCAAAAAAATGGCTCGCCTGTACATTCTGCGGCGTAAGTTAGTCGCTGAATTACTGCAAGATGCTATCTGTGTGCGCTGTGAATCAGCAGAGGCTACAGAGGTGCATGAAGTGTTGACTCGCGCAAGAGGTGGGTCAATTTTAGATAAAGATAACTGTGTCCCGTTATGTCATTCGTGTCATAGCTGGGTCACCCTACATCCGAAAGAAGCGCATGCAGAAGGTCTCATGCGTAACTCCTGGGAGGGATGAACGAAATGGCAACAACAATTAGTGGAAATCTGGGCGCTGATCCAGAACTACGTTTTACCAAGTCAGGCGCTGCGTTTGTAAAACTGCGCGTCGCTGTGACTGATCGCAAGAAGCAAGCCGATGGCACTTGGACTGATGGAGATACTCTCTGGATGGACGTTAGCGCCTGGAATAACCTTGCTGAAAACTCCGCAGAATCTCTATCAAAGGGATCGCGAGTAATCGTAACTGGCAACCTAAAGCCTCGTACCTTCGAGAAGAAGGACGGAACTACCGGTACTGCTATTGAACTGGAAGCAACTGACATTGGACCATCATTGGTTAACCAAGCTGCTCGCCTATCAAAGGCTAATAAGTCCAACAAGATGGAACGTGGTCTAGCAACTCTTGGCGCTTCGATTGAAGAAGTAATCGGAGATCCTTGGAAGCAAGAAGAAAAGGCTCCATTCTAATGATTGAGTTTTTAATCGGGGCGGCGCTGGTGGCAACATTAGCGCTGCTCCTATGGATGGATCGCGATGTCTAAAGCTAGGGTCAAGGGAACTCGCGGTGAAAACGCCGTAGTAGATGCTTTGATTCGCGCTGGATTCAAGTACGCTGAACGTCGTGCGCTTAACGGTGTAAACGACAAAGGCGACATAACCGGTATTCCTGGTTGGGTGTTCGAAGTTAAGTATCACGATTCATACGCTGGCAAGATCGGTGGTTGGGTTGACGAAACTGAAGTCGAGCGCTTAAACGCTAAAGCTGACTACGGTGTCGTCTGGCATCGTCGTAAAGGCAAGGGTAGCGCTGAAGACTGGTACGTAACTATGTCAGGAACTCAGTTCATTGGCATGCTAAAGGAGATTGAAAATGGCTAAAGGTACTGGTGCATTTACACCAAATCCAAATTGTAAAAATTGTCAATACGAAGAAGCCGCATGTATTGATTGCTACATGGCGGCTGGTGGTTACAATGATTGAAAAACGCATTGACGGAAACGATAAGGCTCCATGGTTGCGCTGTCGCGGTTGCCGTAAGGCTTACTGGGCTGAGAACTGGCACTGCCGGCACTGTCACGACACGTTCTCCGATGCGGCTACCTGGCATTGGTCAGATCGTGGTTGTGTTCCACCAACTCGTATGGGCTGGGAACTTCTTGAAGATGTATGGACTCCCAAGTAGGCTGTTTTGTTTGTTGCGGAAAGGCTCGGCGCTACATCAATGTAAGTCTTTGCGACGAACATAACCCAAACCTACCGCCTGTGCCAGACCCTGAACGTACAGCAGAAGCGCTGGCTAAGAGATCCAAGCGCGTAAAGATTGAGCGCAAGTACGGCAACAGTAATACAAACCCAGTAAGGAGTAAGTGGTTGTAATGGAAGATAACTTTGCAATCAAGTGTGACCTGTGTGGCAAGGTGAGCGAATCTGTATTCCCGTACAACGGGTGGCAGGTGCTTTGCTACTACTGCCTAACAAGATCAAAGGAGGAATGGTATGACGATCATAAGAGCAGAGCGTCCAAGTAGTAAGTTCGCAATTATTCGTAATGAGGTGCTTCAAGATGAGCGCCTCTCTTTTCGCGCTAGGGGAGTTCTAGCTTCCATCCTGTCCCGTCCAGATAACTGGAGATGCTCGGCATGGGATCTGGCTACAGAGGGCAGAGAAGGACGTAGAGCCATTTTGACAGCGCTAACGGAGTTGGAGGACTACGGCTACCTTCAGCGCGTTAAGAAGCAGGATGAGGGCGGGAAGTGGTCTACCTGCACTTATGTGTATGACATGCCTGTGGATAAGTCTGTGGATAACTCTGCTAAATCTGGGGATAAAAAGGCCACCGAAGTGCGGTTACCGAACGTCGGTAAACCGAACGCCGGTAATAGCGCTCTATTAAAAGACCTAGATAAAGAACTAGATAAAAGCCCCCAAACCCCCAAAACCCACCGCAGGGAGATTTGTCCACAACACAAGTTAGAAAGACCTTGCAGATCTTGTGCGGCTGACTTGAAAGCCAAGAAATCCGCTATCATTGAATGACACGTGTAAAATGAGGAATAATGCAACCAGGTTCACTAGATTTCTTAATGCCTAAAGGCTCGACTTTTTCGCGCACTCTAACGTGGAAGATCAGTGGTAGCCCAGTAAACCTAACTGACTACACAGCTCGTATGCAGGCGCGCACTAGCCACATCTCAGGAACTGTAGTTCTAGACATGACCACTTCCAATGGCAAGATCACTCTTGGTGGTACTGCCGGAACTATTACTCTTAGCCTTACCGCATCTGAAACTGCAGCGATTACAGCGCAATCTCTTTCCTATGACTTGGAACTTGTATCTGTCGGGGGTGTAGTAACTCGTCTAGTTGAGGGTCAAATCGTGTTGACTCCAGAGGTAACTCGATGAGCCAATCCAACGTCTATGTAACCGAACAAGTTGTTCAGGTTATTGTTAATGGCCAAGAAAATGTACTATCTGAGCCAAATTCTGAAGTATCTGTAAATGTAGTTGAGCAACAAGTTGCTGTATCCGTAGGTGAAATTGGTCCACAAGGAAACATCGGTCCCACCGGTCCAACGGGAGCGCAAGGTATCCAGGGAATCACAGGTCCTACGGGTCCTACTGGCGCTACTGGTCCTACTGGCTCAACAGGACCGACTGGTCCAACAGGAGCAACAGGCGATACTGGTACCACAGGGCCTACGGGTGGTACGGGACCAACGGGACCAACGGGTTCGACAGGTGCTACGGGACCGCAAGGTGACCAGGGTATTCAAGGGGTCACAGGTCCGACAGGCGCGACAGGATCTACCGGTCCAACAGGATCTACTGGATCAACAGGTGACATAGGACCAACTGGGCCTCAAGGTGTTCAAGGTATACAGGGAATCCAAGGCATCCAAGGTGTGACTGGTCCAACAGGAGCTACTGGTGCAACTGGACCTACAGGTCCAACTGGTGCAGACTCTACGGTTCCTGGACCTACTGGCGCTACAGGTCCTCAAGGAGCTGATGGTGGATCTGCAAACTACTACGACTACCGCGCTAAAACTACAATTACTTCTGGAGATCCTACAACTGGTCACGTTATTTGGAATAACGCAACTCAGGTTTCTGCAACTCAAATCAACATCAATCACATTAACCAAGATGGCGTTGACGTTGACATTTTCCTAGCTTTGATTAAGACGAATGACATTATCGTCATTCAGGATGCAAGTCTTTCTGACAACTATCAAAAGTGGACAGTATCAGCGACTCCAACGCTTCAAACAAACTATGTAGAAATTCCAGTAACCCTTACAGCTTCTGGAGGAATTGGAACTACAAACTTTTCCAACAACCACCAAATAATTGTTGCTATCATTACCGCTGGAATTGTTGGACCTACTGGTCCTACTGGTGCTACTGGAGCTACAGGTGCTAACTCAACAGTTCCTGGGCCAACTGGACCTACAGGTGCGACAGGATCAACAGGTCCAACTGGCGAAGTAGGCGCTACAGGACCACAGGGAGTCCAAGGTATTCAAGGAGTTACTGGATCTGTTGGTCCAACAGGTCCTACGGGTGCAACTGGGGCAACTGGTCCTGGTGTTGCTACTGGTGGTACAGCTAATCAAGTCTTAAAGAAAGTTGACAGCACTGACTACAACACCACATGGGGAACTATTGCTGGTGCTGTGTATCAGGCATCTGCTCCATCTTCACCGCAGACTGGTGACGTATGGGTAGATAGCGATGCTGTCGCTGGTGTACTTAATCAGAATGATTACTTGCTTAAGGCTGATGCTGAAGCACCTAGCGGTTACTTACTTAAAACAGATGCTACTTCAACTTATGCACCGATTGTTGGGAGT